AGAAGGTTATTGAAAAAGCCTTCTCTGCTGAGGAGTCTGAGTGGAAGTCAGAGAGACTTGCAAGGTTTGATTTTGATGGTGACTCTGCCTACTCTGGTGATGTTGATGATGGTCTCTGGGTAACAGAGTGCTATGTACGAGTGGACTTTGATAATGATGGTATTGACGAGTTAAGAAAAATAACGAAGGTCGGGGATGAGATTTTAGATAATGAGGCAGTGGATAGTGTTCCCTTCTCCTCCCTTACACCTATCCCGATGCCTCATAAATTCTACGGTCTGAGTATATACGACATAATCTCCGACCTCCAATTAATAAAGACTACCTTGATGCGTAACTTGTTAGACAATATGTATCTAACAAACAACGGACGCTATCAGGTAGTAGAAGGTCAGGCTAATCTTGATGACCTAATGACCAGCAGACCAGGTGGTATCGTAAGAGTACGTACCCCTGGAGCTGTGACACCACTAGCAACCCCACAACTAGACCAAAACTCTTTCAATATGCTAGGCTACCTAGATAGTATTAGAGAAGAAAGAACTGGTGTTAGTAAGAACAGTATGGGTTTGTCTGATGGGGCACTTAAATCACATCAAACTGCCAGTGGTATCAGCCAAGTAATGTCGGCTGCCCAGCAGAAGATTGAATTAATAGCACGTGTATTTGCTGAGACAGGAATGAAGGACCTGTCTACTAGTGTCTATCAGCTAATACAAAAATATGAGTCACCAGAGAAGATAGTCAGATTAAACAATAAGTGGGTTACTATGTACCCAGCTGAGTGGCAAGAGAAGATGGACTGTACCGCGCAGGTAGGTCTAGGCTTTGGTAATAAGGAGATGAACCTAATTCACTTAGGGCAGCTCAGTCAATCACTACAGATGATTGCACAACACCCTGCAGCAGGAATGTTAATAAAGCCTAAGAACGTATATAACTTAGTAGCTGAGCAGATTAGGGCTATGGGTATGCGCAATGTGAATGACTTTATCACAGACCCTGGAGACCAAGAGCCACCACAACAACCTAACCCAGAACAGCAGTCTAAGCAGGCAGAAGCTCAGCTTAAAGCAGAAGAACTTAAGATTAAGATGCAGAAGCTACAGACTGAATCAGCACTCAAACAGCAAGAGATGCAGCTAGAAGCTGAGTTAGCACAACAGGAGCTTAATCTGAAGGCACAAGAAGCACAAGTTACTATGCAAATCAGAGCACAGGAACTAGAGATTAAGAAAGCAGAATTGGCTCTTAAACAACAAGAGTTGATATTAGAGAGGGAGCAGAAGAGACCAGTGGCTATTGGTCCAACATAAGGAGAAGGGATGGGGAAGAAAAACAAAGGAGAAATACAGAGAGGTCAGGACGCATCACGTTTAATAAACGACCCTTTATACAAGGAAGCATTTGACACAACTAAAGAACACTTGATTACTATGCTATTAGAGACTAAGATAAGTGAAGAGGTGGAAAGAGATAGAATATATATAACTATCAAGAGCTTAGGTCTAGTCGACCAACATATACAATCAATACTGGAGACAGGACAACTTGCCGAGAAGGGGCAAGAATTTTATAATTACGATTAACAGGGAGATAACTTATGGATTCTGCAGAGAACACCCAGGAAGTTGCACAAGCGTTCAATAGAGCGCCACAAGGTTCTGCTGAAGAAGCAGCCAACACAATCCTTAATATGTGGGAATCAGAAGATGACCAACCTACGAGTGAGGATGCCGAAGCCACTACTGAGAACGAGGAAGTAGTAGCAGAGGATACAATAGAGGAAGATGAAGTTGAAACTGAGGAGGTCTCGGAAGAGGAAACCACCGCAGAAGTAGAGGAAGTTGAAGAAGGCGAAGAGGAAGTAGAGGAAGAAGCAGTAGACTCCGTATATACTATCAAAGTAGACGGAGAAGAATACGAAGTAAATCTCGAAGAACTCAAAGCTGGATACCAAAGACAATCTGACTATACTCGTAAGTCTCAAGCACTAGCAGAAGGACGTAAAGAAAACGAAGCAATTCAATCTGAACGTATGGCGTTAGAGCAGGAGAGACAGATGTACGCTAATGGCTTGCAGATGCTGAAAGACCAGCAAGAAGCCAAGCTTTCTGAGTTTAATGATGTTGATTGGAACACCTTGAAAGAGGAAGACCCTTACGCATATATGCTTAAGAAGGATGAATTTAGAGACGCACAGGAAAAGGTACAGAATGCTACACAACAACAGCAGATTGTGCAGCAACAGCAGTATCAACAAGCACAACAAGTCAGAGCAACCTTTGTTCAAGATGAGTATGCTAAGTTGATTGAAGCCGTACCTGAGTGGGGAAATAAAGATAGCACTGTTAAGGATGATGTACGTAAGTATGCCTCTGAAGCAGGGTTCTTACCCGCAGAAGTTGACCAACTGGCAGACCACCGTAGTGTTATTATACTTAAGAAGGCTATGGAGTTTGACAGGTTAACTAAAAAGATAGCCCCTAAAAAGAAGGCTGTCAAGAAAGTTCCTAAAGTTCAGAAATCTGGAAGAGGCAAAGTTAAATCAGAAGCAGCTAATGAAGCAGCCAATAAAAAGCGTGCAAGGTTAAGGAAGTCAGGCAAACAAGATGATGCCGCTTCCATATTTTATGATATGTTATAATATAAAAGGAAAACATAATGGCTACAACTACACAATTTAAGACTTACGATGCGAAAGCTATGCGTGAGGATTTATCAGATGTTATTTACGACATCAGTCCAACGGACACACCTTTTCTGAGTGGTATTGCGAAGAAAGGTTCAGTAACAAATACACAGTTTGAATGGCAGACTGATGCACTAGCAGCAGCTTCTGGTGTTAATAAGCACGTGGAAGGAGCAGCAGTAGGTGCAGCTTCTATGTCAGACACTACTCGTTTATCTAACTACACACAAATCTCTAAGAAGGTTGTTGAAGTTACTGGTACTCACGAGTCAGTAGATAATGCTGGTAAGAAATCTGAGATGGCTTACCAACTAGCTAAAGCTTCTAAAGAGCTTAAGCGTGATATGGAAACTACACTACTTGCAGACACAGCGGGTTCAGCAGGTGCTGCTGGAACTGCGCGTGTTACTCAAGGTGCTGCTAAGTTTATTACGTCTAACGTAGTAGATGCAGGTACTACAGGCTCACACGCTGCTATTGTTGATGGTGATATTGTAAGTGCAGCTGAGAAGTGTTGGACTGCAGGTGGTACTCCATCTACTATCCTACTAGGTGCTACTAATAAGAAAGTAGTTACTGCTTTATCAGGTCGTGCAGAAGCTACTCGCTCCGTTGTTGATGACAATAAGTCACTATACAACGCAGTGGACGTATATGTTTCTGACTTCGGTACATTCAACATTCAGTTGGATAGATTCTGTGACCAGGATTTAGTGTACGTACTTGATAGTGATATGTGGTCAGTAGACTACTTACGTGACTTCCAAACAGTTGACATCGCTAAAGACGGTGACTCTGATAAGAAGATGCTGTTAGTGGAATATGGCTTACGCTGTGGTAATGAAGCAGCTAACGCTAAGATTAGATACACTACTGGTTAATATCAGTTAATTAGACCCCTAGGAAACTGGGGGTTTATAATACTATGGCTCTAAAAACAGAACTTATTGAGAACAGAGATGGCAGTATGACTGCTGTTACTACTCAAGACACAGAAGAAATCAAAATAATAGTGGATGATAACTCCCTATTAAAGTTTGACTCAGCTCGGAGTGGACGAGCACAATATAATGGAGACTCACAATTCTCTCATAGGGTAGCAAGAATACCTATGATTGTAGTTGAGAAGATGATGAGAGATGGTGTGTGGGGCAATCAAGATAGAATGCAAGCTTGGCTAAACGACCCAGAGAATGCACCATTCAGAACAACTAAAGGTAAAGTATAAAGGCAAACTATGGCACTAACTAATTATACAGAAATCAAATCAGCAGTCGCAGAATGGTTAGACCGTACTGACCTTACCTCTAATATCCCTGACTTTATTTCTTTAGCGGAAGCACGAATCAATAGAGATTTAAGAATACGTGCGATGGAAACAAGAAGTAAAGCAACTACAACAACTAGTGATAGGTACATAAAGTTACCTACAGCTTATCTTCAGATGAGAAACATTCAACTCAATACTGACCCAGTAACCCCTCTTGAGTTTATTTCTCTTGAGATGTTAGACAGACTATATGGGTCTAACACAACAGGAAAACCTATTGCTTATTCTATAGTAGGTGAAGAGTTCCAAGTAGCTCCTATACCAGATGCTGCTTACGAGATAGAGGTGGCATACTATAAGAAGTTTGATACACTAGGTGATGGTACTGGCTCAACAGTCACTAGCAACTGGTTAACTCTTAATGCTCCTGATGTTCTTTTGTATGCTTCTTTATTAGAGGCAGAACCATTCATTAAGAATGATGAAAGAATACAGGTATGGTTAACAGGTTATGAAAATGCTATAAGAAAAATAACAGATGCGGACGATAGAGACAGACACTCAGGCTCTACTATGCGTGTAAGAAATATATACTCGGGTGTCAACTAACAACAATAAAAAGGAGATAGAATAATGTCGTTTAGTAATTATTTAGAAACAAAGATTTTAAGTCACGTATTCTCAGGTGCTGCTTATACAGCACCAACGAAATACTTAGCACTATTTACAGCAGCACCTGGTGAA